CCTCTAAGGCCACGGCTGCCGGGCCGGTGATTCCCAATTCCGCAAGCGTCGGATTTTCACTCGACATGATCGTGCTCCGTTGATTGATGTCTACCCGATTGCCCCCGCCCAGTGCTTGCCGAGCCGGGGAGCCGTCTTTTCTAATGCCGGTGCCATAAAAGGCCGGCGTGCAAATCGTTCCTTTCGCCGGCGGCCGCCGTGTTCATGTTCTGCCGCTGCCAGCCCAATGATCCGGCGACTGGGCCCGATCAAAGCAGTCTGCCGTGCCTTGTCAACAACGTATAAGATCGAACCCGGCAGCCGTTTCGTGTGCGTGTGTGGTGGACTACCTTCAGGTGATGGGCCTTTCCGCTTTCGGATGCTCCGTTTGGCCGTAACCCTAATCGTGGCCGCGGCCTGATTTAAGCTGGTGATGTTCCCTTTACGTGCCTTCTGGCGTACCCGCTGACCGTGGAACTGCGTTCGTGCCTTTGCCGTAATCATTGCCGTAGCCGCCATTGCAATCGCACCACACCCACAAACGTCCGGCTGTCTTTTAGTAGTGCCTCGTCGACCAGCGAATCGCCCGGCGAGACAAATTCCCGCGTCCGGCAAAAGATCCCCACGCCGCCGGCCGTCAGACCTTTGGCCCGGAAGTGATCCTTGATCTCTTCCATCAGCTCCACCAGCGGATCAACCTCCGTGTTGCTGTCCGGGTTGATCTTCTTCAGCAGCACCACGTCAGTAGCGTACTGCGTGTCGTCACGCTGCCGATCCAGCGGGTCAAAACTCGCCGGCCCCGGCACCACGACAACCTTGAGGATCTTCAGTGCCGTGACCTGGTAGTTCGCCCGATACTTTCGTACCGGCGTAAACCCTTGGCCGAACGTTGTGCAGCCCAACTCGACCGTCACGGCATCGGCAATCTGTCCTGCCTGGCAGCTCATTGCACCTCCACTAACTTGCTGTGAACCCGCAGCCCTTGCCCCTGTGCGTCCATCGGCCGATAACAAGCCTCCGTGCCGACCGGCATCGCTTCGTGAATGTACGTCTTGCCGCCAGTCGTCTCTTCGATCCGGTCACCTTCCAGCGGCTCCGTCTGCTGCCCGGAGAGCACCAGATCGGCAGCCGCGATGATCCAGTCGATCCGCCCCGCCTCCACCGCCGTGCCGTCGTCGCCGTCCAACTCCACGCGGGCCACCGACTTGACGGCCGTCAAGCCAACGTACTCGCTGCCGCGACGGTAGGCGACAGTCACGCCGACCGCCGACTTGACGGTCGAAACGGCTCCGGCGATGGCGGTTGCAAACGACATGGAATCAATACAGGACTTCGTGGGTTAGTGCAGCAGTGGCAGCGGTGCCGGCCCCACTCTTTGTGGCAGCGATACGCACATACTGCTCGCAAGTTGAGGGCACTCGAAAGCGTGCCGTCACCGCCGCGGCCCCGGCCGCACCGGCCCCGGTCTGTTTGATCACTTCCTTGGCGATCGTCGTCGCGTCAGTGAAATCTTCATCGGCATCGCACTGAACGTCATAAATCATCGTCTGGGTGTCGGGCAGCTCGGTGGTGTTCAACACGGGGGCCGAAATCAGCAACTCGAAATCTTCGAGTCGGGCACCGCGAAGGCCGACCAACCCCAGGTTGAGCCCGTCGCTGTAGATCGTTGTGGCCGACGCTGGCAGGGCCTTGGTTTCGACGTGCTGGGCGTCGCGAACTCCGTGATTTGCACGGTCCATGATAGTCTCCAAAAAGGGAGGTTGTTGTTACAGAGAAATCCGGCGTTGTTACAGAGAAATCCGGCCGCTTAAAGGGCCAGCGTCTCGATATTGGAAATCGAATCCGTCGTGAAGACGGGGATCTGGCCCTCGGGACCGTCGATCGTGTCGGGCCACGGGGCCGGAGAACCGGTCGGGCTGGTAGCCGTGCGGCTATTCTTCCACTGCCGCCGCGACCGGCGAGTCATATAGGCCGCGTTGGGCGGCTTGCCGGCCGGGAACTTTTCCATGGCCTCGTCGATCAGAAGGTCCGTCAATCCCTTGCCGGTGTCAGTCGTAAGCAGCTTGATCCGGCAAACCGAATAGACCGAACCGACCTGGAGCCCGGGCCGCAGGTAAAGTTCCTGCCGATAACCGGTGTAAGGGTTGCCCTCGTCGTCTTCTAGTCGTACTCTGACCGGATCGGTTACCTCGGCACGGCCGCCTTCGCCGAGCACCCAGCGAACGTCCTGGAGTCCCCAGCGGACCAGCCAAACGCTGGACGCCACGTTATCGGTTGTTCCGCCGCCTGTCACCCACATCCCGGTTGTTGCGTGGTCGTTGTAGCATTGCAGCATCCCAGGAAAACCATCCGCCTTCCCAAAGGTTGCATCCGCACCATAGAAGAAGGCCACGCCAAGAGCCTGCATAGCGGCCTGTGTGATGGCCTGAGCCTCTTCAGCCAGGTAGGCTGAAGCGCCGTCTTCAGCGGCATCGGCAGCCGCCTTGTCCACCTCGAACTGCGGATTCATCAAGTAGCACTCAATCAATCGCTGTTCGGTCTGGCTTCCGCTGACTGCGGTCCCCTGATTGACCTGCCGAAAGCCGACGGTCGGCAGTTCGATCCGCACGCGGGTCTTGTAGTTTAGGCCCTTGATCGTGCGGGCCGCCCCCAGGCGGACCTCGGGCACGGCCTTGGTGGTTTCGTCGATCAACCCGACCACGGCATCGGTGCCGTTACGCCGGATCACGTCCATAAGAGTTGGCATTGCCATCTGTTACGCTCCTCTTCTCGGAAAAAAAGTGTTCCGTTCCAGCCCCGCCGCCGCCTAGTTCCGACTCGGCAGCTTCGCGGCGTTGAAGGCGACCAGGGGGGCCAGCCCATCGCCGTAGTTTTCGGTAGTCTGCAATGCGGCCTTCCCTTGCTCCTGCTCTTCGCTGCCGGTCTGGAAGTCCGCCGCCTTGTCTTCGCCGCGATCGACGACCTTCAGCTTAGCCTGGAGCTGTTCCTTCTCGGCCTCTAGCTCGGCGATGTACCGATCCTTGGCTTCGTCGAAACTCAGGCCGTCGGCGTACCACTGGCCACCCTTGCAACCCCCGAAAGCCTCGACAAACTGTTTGCACTCCGAACGCAAGCCGGCCTCGGCAACTTCGTTGTGCCGCCGCAAGTCTTCGTCCGTAATTGTGACGGCCAGCTTTTCCTCGGCGGCCTCATCGGCCGGCTGTTTCTCCTGATCGGCCGCCGGCTCTTGCTTGGTTTTCTCCGACTTTTGATCGTCTTGATCAGCCGGCTTTTCGTCTGGAGTGTCGGTATCAGTGGACATAGCGTCCTCCTGCTTTCGAGTAGTGATCTCTAATCCGTAACGATCAAGGAAGCGATGCACAAAGTGACTCACTCGATCCGGATCGACGTTCAACTCAACTAACTCGGGCGTCTGCTGGGAGAGTCCGAGGGTGTAAGCAAACAATTCGTCGGCTTCGGCGGCAAACTCTTGCCCTCGCTGGAAGAGTCCGTCGGGGTTGGCGGCCGGGTCATCGACAACGTCCGCGGCACGCAGCTCGAAAAGCCGGGCGTGCGGCAGGTTGTCCTCGTTGCCTGCATCGGGACTGCGAAACTTGCCTTCTTCGTGCTCATGGTTCGCCCTGTGTTTGTCCTGGGCCCCGTAGTCCGGCATGTACGAGATACTTACGCCGAAGACCTCGGGGTCAGCTTTTGCCAGGCCCATCACGTAGCCGGCAAGATCACCGTCCGGCGTTTCGTGGGCCATCTCCGAAAAGTGCAGATCGCCCCGCACAACATCACCATCGATGGTTGCATTTTTGACCCGCCCCAAAAAACTCCCCAGACCGTCGCCCGAAAGTGACGGGTGAGTAAAGCGAGCCTTCGCACCGGCGGCTGAGCCATTAACCGCCTCGGCCGTCTGTTGCAAGAAATCGCCGTCAAGCCAGTAGCCGTGCCCCAACGCTTCGCCGCGAGTGACAATCGCGGCCCCGCGGATAAGGCCCGCATCGTTATCGCCACCGTCCTCTTCGACGGGTTTCCCTTTGGCCTTGATCCCCCGGGCCGGATTGGTCCGAAGTCGCCGCAGCTTTCGCCGTAGTGTATCAGACTGCAACTTTGGCATTGTCTTTTTCCTCGGCACTGTCGATCGCCTCTTCAACGGCCCGGCTGACAAGCCCCTGGAGTGCGCTGTCGATTGTCCCGCCGGTTTCCTGGACACTGACGCCGAGTTTTTCGCGGCGATATTCCTGATACGCCGCCTCTTCATCGACTAACTCGTAGGCGTCAGTTCCATGGCCCTTGCAGACCCGCGGCGTCGAAGAGAAGCCGCGGCCGACCGCCAGATCCTCGGCCTTCACTTCCTTGAGCGGATCAAGCCACGGGATACCTTTGTGAATCCACTCCCACTGTAAGCCGTCGATCGTCCACTCGGCCGGCAGGACAAGCTGGCCGTCCAAGATCCACAGACCGATCCGCCAGGCCGTCAGTGCATCGAGCAGCTCGCGATTGTCCTGCTGCTTGATTTGGGCCGACTGCTCGTACAAAAGCAACGCCTGGCGACTGCCGGAGTAGTTGGTGAACGATTCATCAAAGAACGAAAACGGAATATCCAGGGCCTTCAGGGCCACTGCGATCATCACATTACTGAACTGCCGGAACTCGCCGCTGGGATGCTTGCTCTCCAGGAACTCCGCCCGGTCGCCGGGATCAAGGTCAAGTGACATTGGCCCGCGGCCGAAGTCCACTTCGTATTTGCTCTTGTCCTCTTCGCCGGCATCGTCCGTGAGAGCCGTAACATCGCCCATCGCCTCCTCGGCTTCACGATAAAACGCCAAGGCAAAGAGCTGTGTCACCTTGGCCTTCGCCAGGGCATAGTCGAAATTCTCATATGTATCCCGCAACCTGTTGAGGGCCGACGCCAACGGCGAGATGCCCCGCACTTGATCGAACCGATCAAAATACCCGTGCTGAAGCATGTGCCGGGCGGGCACCATCCGCTTGAACACGAAACCGTCGCCCCACTTGTTCCGATCGCACAGGCAGTACGCCTTGGCGGCCCCGGCCGGCGTAAGCTGAATACCGTGAATCAGCTTCTCGATTTTCAGGCCATTCGGGAGCACACCCAGTGTCGGCGTGCGTATCCGGTCGCCCTCGATACCTTGCACCCGGCCGCTGGACAGCTTCATCGCGAAAAAGTCGCCATCGACCGTCCGGCAAGCCTCACCCAACCGAATAAACCGCTGCCGGTTGTGCCGCCGGGCCACGTCGAAGTTTCTTCGCCGCGACCACCACGTTACCAACTCTTCCAGCCGGCGGTTGAAATCCTCGTCGGGCGTACGGGCCTGGAAGTCGAACGTCGATACGTAGTCGAGATGCTTGCGGATCATCCAGGCTGCGATCTCATAGTTGCGGCGAACGTCCCGCGTGGTAGCCACCAGCTTCTTGCGATCGGCCTGCTTAAGCTGATTGTCCTCCGACATTTGGCGAACTTGCGACGGCCGCCGCCGTTTCTTCGTGTCGTCGACGGCATCGTAACCGAACATCGTCGGCAGACGATTCGTCAACCACGCTCGCGTTGTCGCCATCACTCCCGGCATCTTAAAACCCGCTGAGGTCAATCGCCGCCGCCCGCGGCCGCTTGGCAGCATCTTCTCGCCGCTTTAGAGCCGCCAACCGTTGGCGGACTTCACCAAGATCGTACTGCACCGTCACCCCGTCGATCGTTACCCGGCCGGTGCCCTCGTTCAGGATCGCCTCTAGCTTGGCGATATCATCCGCTAGTGCCATCGCCGCGATTCTCCAGGACCCTGACCACGAATTGCCTATCGCAGTGATGACAACGACACATCCGCCAGCTCACGTGGGTGTACGGCTTGCCGTCCGGTGCTTCGCCGCCCTGCTCCTGCTCTTTGTGTGGTTTCACGGCATGGGGCGGCCGATACGTCAACTGGCAGCCCGGGCAACGGGGCGGAGTATGAAACACCCACTCGCGCGGCTTGGCTTTCGACTGTTGTGGACTCCCGCGGTTGGCCATCGTACACCTCAAGATCGCATCGCTGCTGCTACCACTGCGGCGACCGCAGCCGAGAGAAGCGATGCCCCGACCCCGACCACAAGCCAAAAGCCCTTGCCACCGATCGCACCGACTGTTTCCAGCCGGGTAACTCGTCGGTCGATCGAATCCCGGCCGTTGCCAAGTACCATTCGGCGGCAGATCGTGCAAGCCGTGGCCACTGTAGTCAACGTGGTGTGGATCTCCGACAGTTGCGCGGCCACCTCTTCGTGCCGAGCGCTCATCACATCATCGAGCGTGTCGATGCGTTCATGTAATCGAAGGATCTCGTCGCCGACGGCCATCACTACTTCCGTGAACCGGGATCTTCCAGAAAGTTAGCCTTGCCTTGCCCCGCCTCGCCTTGCCCGGCCTGGCCGCGCCGAGCCCAGCCCTGCCCCGCCATGCCCTGCATGTCGGCTTCCGGTAGATACACCCGTATCGAAAATAACGACCACTCGCAATGCCGGACTTCGACCTCCACAAAACCTTGCCGGCGAAACGCTGTCAGCACCTCGTCCAATAGGCTCGTCAATTGATCCAGACGCGCGGTCAGCTCGTCCACATGCTTGGCCGCCGTGTAACTGGCGACCGCCGCGTCCCGCACCCCAACGCGGCCCAGGATTCCGGCCTCGGCCTCCAGCGGCCCACATAAAGCAGCAAGGCCCAAAGCCACAATCGACAGGATCGTTCGCATTTCAGGACCTTACTTTTTGACGGGTTTCTTCGGGGTGTCAGTCCCGACCAACTGGGCCGCTTTGTACGCGATCGTGTCCAGGATCATGTCGTCCCACTTGCCGGGGATCATGTCCGTGAGCTTATCGACGCCACCGGCAACGGCATAGGCATTGCGACGATACATTCCCCACACAAAAAGGCCGACAATGACGACGAGAACTGCACCGCCGACCCCGATCTTCGCCAGCAACGACTTGAGACGCTGGAAGATACTGGACCCGAGTGAACCGCCAATCCCCTGCACCACCTTGTCGGCAAGACCAGACTCCAGGGACTTCAGCTTGGCGTCAACGGCCACGGCGATCGCCTGTAATTGGGCGTCCTGCCGCTGGAGATGCTGTTCAATTTTGTAGAAATCGTTGCTGCCCGCTAACGGGGGTGGCAGCATATCGCCGACACCAGGCAAGGTCGGCCAGACCCGGTCGGCCCGGTCCTCCAGGCGACCCATGCGCTCGTCACGCTGAGCACCCTTCCAGTCTTCGTAGCGACGATAAGGCAAGACCGGACAGCCTCCGGGCCCGCACTGTGTCAACAGCGGTTTCGGCGAATAGATCCAACCAGTTTTCGTTTGCTGAAATCGCAACGATCGGTAGAGGTTTTCCAGACTGACCGCATAGCCCTTGCCTTCTTGATCACTTCGCCCCCAGATCAGGCCGACAATCTTCTCGCCTTTCGCGTCGCAGATTGCCGAACCACTTCGTCCGTTAGCCGGCGGAGGACTGAAACGGAGGTGCCCATTCTCGTATCCGGCGACGTGCCCTTTCCAGGCCGTGGCCCAGGCTGCCTTCGCACAACCAGCGGAAGTAATCGTATCGCCGGCTTTCAGCGAAGTGCCCCGCGGTGCCAACGGGATCACCCGCGGCAATTGTCCGCTAAAAGCTGATTCAGGTAACGTGATCAACGCCACATCGGCGGCCGCCGACTTCGCCCGGACCTGGCCGGGAATCGCGATCGATTGGTGGCCGTCCCGCCAGAAAACACACTTCACCGTGCTAGCGGAATCAACTACATGGCGATTCGTCAATACGAACACCGTCCGTTGACTGATCTCAAACACGCAACCCGTGCCGACGCTGCCGTCGCTGGCGTGTACTCGGCAGGTCGCATCGAGGGCATCGGAGACGGCGGCTTGTGACGGCACTGCGACCATCAAGCACACGACTAAACTGAGAAATGGACAAAAAGATCGCATCATCATACCTCCAATTAGGCCGCGTCGGCACAATCAATGTCAAACGCCAGAAGGGAATCGCGAAGCCGTTGGATTGCTTCAGTTGCCAACCGACGAATCTGGGTAGCGGACAAAAATAGTCGCGTTCCAATTTCAGCAACGCTGAGATCTTCACAGAATCGCAGTTGCAAGATCACTTGATGCTTCGGCGGCAACGCCCGAAAGGCCGCACGTAGTGCCGGCGTCTCAAAATCAAAAGAAGCATCCCGGACTTGAACTGACACTGCGTCCTCAGCGGCCGTTACCGAAAGGTATTCGCGTTGTTCACCTGCCGTTAAGTCACTAAAACGAATCGCCTTGACTGATCTGGCCATCATAATGGCCCTCTATATATAAGTGAGTCCCCCAACCGTTTACTACGCAACAGCCCCCCGCTAGTCTAAGTATCGCACGCCCCGTTTCCGCCGCCGCGGCCTCGCCGCCGATCGTGGTGCATCGACGAGCCGAATCCCCAGCGTCGAGGCGGCTACCGCACAACCAGCGCCGCAGTCAAGCAAGTGGTTGTCCGGGCCGCCAGGCTTCACGGTCCACTCTTGCAGCCGCCGGCCTTTCCCTTCCGTCTCAGTCGGATACTCCGACGTGAGGTGTTCAGCGAGCATGCGGTGCTCGCGCGGGTCCGTGCCGGGCAGAGACAGGGAGCCAGGGTCGCCAAGGGGAGTCCCGTAGCGGGCCGCCAGAAAGGTTTTCCAGAAATTGGAATCGAACTTTACGACGGCCAAGCGCGGTAAGCTTGGAGCCTTGCCGATAATCCAGTAGTGGCCCAGCTTTTCTCCGGGCCGCCGCTGCCACTGTACCATGGCATTCTGCTTTGCCCCAACCGGCATCCCTAGAGACGGCAGCACCACCGGACCGCGGTTAGCCTTACGAATGGCCTGTGCAACCAGATCAGGTAGGTAACCGGCGTCGATCAGCAGCCGATCGATCGACATTTCAACACCGTCGTCGCGTCGCCACACACGGTCACAGAGTTGGTCGATCAGCTCAACCAGGCCGGCGACGATTGCACCTTCCTTGCCACGGCCCGGATACTTCCGGCCTAAAGTCCGCTTGGCCTCCCGCATTGCGAAGTGGTTGCGGTTTTGCGATGGCCATGCCCCATAGCCAACCACCCACCCGGCGAATCCTTCGCCCCAGCCGATCACTTTCCAATAGAGTAACCGATCGTGTACGTCAATCTTCGCCGTTACCTTTTCACAGGCGGCCGGACAAGTGTCTGCTTTACGGCCGTTGATCTTTTCGGCAATCTGACTGGCCGTGAGAGTTTCATCGCCGAATCTCACCTCTTGTGGTGTGTTCTGGCACTCGCTGGCGAACACATCGGGGCCGTCGTCGATCAGCATGTTGTAGGCGTGTTGCTCGGCCGACACCTCCGCCGCTTCATCAAAACAGTGTTCCCAGGAAACTTGGCAACCGGCGTCCATCGCCTCACGATTTTCCCGGTAAAACTCCGTCGCGTCGCGGTGGGCCCGGGCCTGGTCGCCGGGAATATCCTTGGCATAGTTCCGTCGCCGCTGGGCGTACTCTTCAAGCCACAAGGTTTCATGGGCGTCCGCCCACTGGCGGATCATCGAAACGCACACGCCGTCCCATATCGCGTTTTCTTCGCGCCGCAACAACTGGTCGATTAGATCATCAGAGGCGATAAGATTCCCGTTGATGACTACGGCCAGTCCGCCAGAGTGCCCGGCCAGCTTCAGGATGGCCCGGCGGATGATATTTAGTCTCTTCGTCGTCTGAAACGGGCTGGCCGCGGACAAGTCGGTCTGGCAATCGTCGAGGATCACGAAGTCCGGCCGCTGCTGTGTGCCGTCTGGCGTCTTGTGTTTCATCCCGCGGGAGGCTCCAAGCAGCCCTTTCGACTTTATGATTGCCCCGCTGGCCGGCGACGGGATATCCGCGGTAACGCCTGGGAGCCAACCTTTTGGAACGCGGATCGTCGGCACGGTGATCGTGTCCGCAGTCCACTCAATCCAAGTCCGCTCGCCGTTGTGTGTCTGCGACGGGCACCGCTGGGGTTTTCCTTCGAGAGCGCGGATCGGCAAACAGACCTCGGGGAAGTCGGCTGCCAATAGATCGTTTGTTTCCAACTCCGTTTTCAGAGAATCAATAATATCGTTGGCTGCTGACTTGTTCGCCGAGAAGATCGGCACGAATCGCCGATGGCCGTAGCACGCCGCCCAGATTGCCGTGTTCTCGCTGATCGTAGTTTTTGCAAACCCGCGGTAGACCGCGTTGACAAAACGGCCGCCGCCCAGGATGCAACGCTGGATTCGGGCGATGATCTTTTCGTGGTCGGGTGAAAATGGCTTCAGGCCCGTGCTGCCCAGGAAGTAGGTCGTCAAAAACCGCAGCAGGTTCAGCCGACAGGATTCCCGGCGTCCGGGCA